CGTTGACCGTTAAGGCTTTTGCTGCAACCACAAACGTCATTTCAATTCACGGTTTTGTCAACCAGATTGCGTAGGTAGCAAATGAGTCGCTACTCTGGGCGAACGCTGATTACTCAGCCATCCGTATCTGCATGGGGTTTTGCTGCTGCTGGTGGTATCGGTGTTGTTGCTGGATATGGTGTTGCAACTGGCGGATCGTCATCGTCAATCACCGTTAGCGGAAACGCATACACGCTTCTCACGTTTACATCTACTGGAACTTTGACAGTGTCTACCGCTGGATTGTTCGATGTTCTGTTGATCGGTGGCGGTGGCGGCGGTGGTGGCGGTTCTGACTACGGCTATGGCGGTGGTAACCACCCATCCGATGGTGGTGGCGGCGGCGGCGGCGGCTACATCACAAGCACCATCTATCTAAGTGCAAACCAAACCGTGACCATTGGTGGTGGTGGATCATCCAACGTACAGGGAACAGACAGTCGAATTGGGTCTGCTATTACCGCATTTGCTGGTGGTTACGGTGGTGGTGCATTCTTTGCTGGTGGTTACGGTGGTTCCGCTGGTGGACACAGTTCATACATCGGAACGACTGTTGCTGGTGCTTCAAGCGGAACGCTCGGCTCGTCACAGGGAAACGCTGGCGCTGTTGGTATGCAGAACAACGGTTACTCGGCTGGCAATAACCGTGGTGGAGGCGGTGGTGGTGCTGGTGGTGCTGGGGTTGGTGGTGGTGTGGCCAACGGTGGTACTGGTGGCGCTGGTGTCGATATCTCAACGTGGCTTGGTCAATCGGCTAACACAACCTTGAAGGCTGGCGGTGGTGGCGGTGGCTGCTACAACAGCAGCACACCAGGTGCTGGTGGAACTGGTGGTGGTGGTGGCGGTGGAACAACTGGCGCTGGTACTGCTGGAACAGCAAACTCTGGTGGTGGCGGTGGCGGCGGATATTCATCTGGCGGTGGCGCTGGTGGTTCTGGAATTGTTTATGTAAGGTTTAGGGTCTGACAATGGCTCATTTTGCGCAGATTGAAAACGGCACCGTCAAGCAAGTAATCGTCGTATCAAACGATGACTGCGGTGGTGGAGACTTTCCGTCAAGCGAACCAGTTGGTCAATCGTTTATTGCTTCTCTTGGTATCGATGGGGAATGGCTGCAAACCTCTTACAGTGGAAGTTTTCGGGGAAGATATGCGGGGCCAGGCTACACATACGACCCAGAAAAAGACGAGTTTGCAATGCCTCAAGCGCTGCAGGTCGCTCCACCACCTGAGTGAAACTTCGCTGGCTTGTAATCCTGCCAGCACTTCTGTTTGCTGTATTTCCAAAGGGTGTTAGTGCTACCCCAGAACCTGGGCTGCACGCTGTCGGCTACCAGATAAACCAGATACCTCCCGTAAAGTCTGACGACATTTACCAAGTGTGTGGTGAGACTACATACCAGTCGATCAACTGGACGTGGGACTATCCACAGAACCACCTTGGTGACTGTGGTTGGGACTGGTTTATGGTTCACTATACGGGGTTTATTACCGTCCCAGAGAACACCGACATCAAGTTCATGGTTGCCGCAGACGATGGCGGAACCGTAAACATTGGCGGATACAACATGGGTACGTGGAACCTAAAGGGGTGTTCCTGGAGCCAACAGATCAACCCAGAGTTGTCGGGTGGGACGTATTCCCTTGACGGATGGTTCTTTGAGGCAGGTGGAGGAACCTGTTTCATGTTAGCGTGGCAAGTCGACAATGGCGACTGGGAGATAGTTCCAACTTGGGCGTTTACAACAACATTCACACCTACGACGACGACCACTACTACTACTGTCCCGTCAACGACTGTCCCTGTCACGGACCCGCCCACTACTACGACAGTTCAGGAAACAACAACAACGGTCGAAGAAACAACGACGACCGAGTCATCTACTACCTCGTCGACCTCCACGACTGAAGCAACAACCACAACGACTGAAGCGCCGTGGGTTCCTCCCCCATCAACCGAAGCGCCGTGGGTTCCTCCTCCTACGGTTGATACGACGCCACCTGCCACGTCAACCACGTTAGAAGAGGAAGTTCTACAGCCAGAAGAAACACTCGTGTCTGTTCCTGACGAACCAGTAGAAGAACCACTGGAAGAACCAAGCATCCCAGAAGATACGCAACCAACTCCAGATACAACATGGGTAAGTACTGTACCCGTGGAGGAGCCAGAAGAGGTTGTGACTGAGGACACAGTACAAGATGTTGTGGTCGATGAACCAGAAGAGTTGCTTCAGGCACTAGATGTTGAGGAGCCAACCCAGGAACAAGCAACTGCTTTGGCAACCAACCCAGAGGTGCTTGCTGTTGCAAGCGCAGAGCAGGCGCAGCAAATCTTTGAGGCGCTGGATGTTACCGAATTAGATAACGCCCAGATCGAGGCGCTGGTTGCTGCTGTTCAAGACGCGCCAACCGAGGTGCGAGAAGCGTTTGAGGAAACCATCAACGTGTTTGGTAAGGGGTTTGACAACTACGTCCCCCTGGGCTCAAACATCCCAGTGTCAACACGCCGAACACTCATTGCCGTAACCGCTGGAATAACGCTTGCAGCGGCTGGTACTAGAATGCGTGACCGATGAAACGGTTCCTGAACTTCCTGAATGACAACTCATGGACGTACGCAGGTACTGGCATGGTCTTGATTACCCTGTCTGGACCAACCCTTCGGCAGGCCCTGTGGATCACTGGTGTAACATTGGTCATACACGCCTCCATAACTCTCTCCCAAAAGGACTGATATGCAAACCCTCAAGACCCTTGTACTCCGCATCGTCGCCGTGTTTGGCTCTTCGGCTCTGGCCGCAGTTGCTGGTGGCGCCGTGCTTGATGTCGAACTGTGGAAGGCAGCAGCAATTGCTGGCATCGTGGCTGCAGCAAAGGTGACCGAGGCTCTCCTCCGCGCTTGGGCGTCGGATGGCGTGCTCACGAAGGAAGAGATTTCCGAGGCGTTCGGTAAGGCCAAGTAGTGGCAAAGGTAGACGTAGCAAAACTTCCGATCATCAAGGTCAAGTTGTGCTCTCACCTCAAGAACGTCAAGCCAGGTGAACTGGACCCGAGTCTTCTCCGCACCATCGAGGGCAAAGGCAAACTGCACCACTGCGCGGCTGATGCATACGAGGCTATGGATGCTGCTGCTAACGCAGATGGCATCGACCTCTCTCCCACGTCACAAGCAGACACGTATCGCAGTCTGGAGACACAGGAGTACGGCTTCTACCAAAGGTACACAGACGATCCAAAGCCAGCCCTGATGAAGCAGAAGCCACGCATCTACAAGGGAAAGGCGTGGTACCTCAAAAAGGGAATGGCGCCCTTGGCCGTGCCTGGCACGAGTCAGCACAATTACGGGGTGGCCATTGATATTGCCAATGCCTCTGGTGCGCGGCTTGAGTGGCTTGCGGCAAACGCTGTGTCGTTTGGATTCTCGTGGGAAGTTCTGCCAGCCGAACCGTGGCACATCCGCTACGTGGCTGGGGATGACGTGCCTGAGCGTGTGAAGGCATGGAAGGAAGCCAAGGGAGTCTGATGTGGACCTTGGTTGGGCCGCTGTTCTCAGCGCTGCTGTTACTGGTGCTTTCAGTTTCTTAGCAGTACTTGTGCAGCGTTTCCGAAAGGAGAACGCAAAGGACCACGACCTGGTCATGGGCATGTTGAAGATGGTCTACAAGAAGCAGACCAACGTTGAGGACAAGGTCGACCGTGTGAACGACAAGTTGGACACACACATACGTCACGATCACAAGTAAGACAGACTTCTAACCACGCCCACCCGTCGGATTGCCTCACACCGACTCCCTGTATTTCCATGCCCCTCTCAAACCAATGAGAGGTCTACCCAGGTTCCCCTGTTTACTGCCCGCCCCATGCAACTGGGGTACGCACGTGAGACTTATGAAGATGTGCGTGTGAATGTACAGGTGGGCAGAGACCCTTGCAACACTCTCCGGAAAGATTTATTCTTGACACGCACGCCGTAGGGGTACCCTCCTCCCTTCACCCCTAGACGTGTGGTCGGAGGGGTGTCTCTGTGACAAGCGTTACACCTCCTTGGCGCTGGACTTTGAGTGGGTCCCCCCTCCGACATGTATGCTTGACATCTCAGTTCAACAGTGAATAATCTGTGAACATCAATCAAAGGAGGAAACATGGTTGAAAAGAAGAAAAGCCTCTTCGCCTCAAATCTTGGGGAGTCGAGAGTCAAGGCACGCGAACTCATCAGGGAGAAACTTGACGACGCGTCATACCAGGACTTCATGGATGCATTGACCAACAGGTCCATCTCCGTGTCGGCAATCATGGAGGGCCTCACCGCATGCGGCGTAGAACTCTCCCAAGGACCAATCCAGAAATGGAGAGAGGAATTAGCGAGAGATGGCAAGTAAGTTCACGGAGGTAGTAGCCCTCCAAGATGAAATGAGCGAACTGCGTAAAGCGTTGAAGCATGCGCAGGCAAGCGGAGCAAAGGCCAAGCGTCAATCAGAAGCAATGATCGAGGCCGTTTATCAAGCGGCCAAAGACTCAGCGCTTGCTGTTGGCAAAGCAAAGATCGTTCCGCCAAAGAAAGATGGGCGCAAGCAACCAGGCGAAGTAGCCCTGGTCCACGCAACCGACTGGCAGTTGGGCAAGAAGACTGTGTCCTACGGGATGAGTACGTGTGCTGATCGCATGGACCAGTTGGTTCAGAAGGTCATCAAACTTACAGAGATCCAGCGCAAGGACCACCCAGTACGGGAGTGCACCATCATGTTTGGTGGTGACATGGTCGAGGGCATCGGCATCTTCCCAGGCCAGGCATACGAGGTGGAAGCCCACCTGTTTGAACAGTTGTTTGAGGCAGTCAAGATCATGGAGTCCATGGTTGCGACGCTTGCTTGCAACTTTGAAAAGGTCAACGTCGTGTGTGAGTTCGGTAACCACGGCAGACTTGGTCGCAAAGGCGACATGCCAACTGGCGACAACATTGACCGTATTGCCTACAGCATTGCGGCTAGCAGGTTCGCAGACTCCAAGAACGTGACATGGCAACACTCCAATGACTGGCACCAGATTGTCAGGATCGGAAACTACACAGCCCTGCTTGTCCATGGAGACGAGGTCAACTCATACGGTGGCAACGTGCCAGCATTCGGCATCTTGCGCAAGTGCAACGCATGGGCAACTGGTGTAACCCTGCCGTTTGACGACGTGTACATGGGCCACTTCCACACACCAATGTCGTTGACAATGGCCAATGGTGGGCGTGTGTTCGTGACTGGTTCGCCAGAGTCGCACAACGAATACGCCCGCGTGTTTGTTGCCGCTGTTGGATTGCCCAGTCAGCGTCTACACTTTGTTGATCCAACCAAGGGAAGGGTTACTGGGGAATATGTTCTTTGGCTTGAGTAAGTACGAAGAGATCAGCAGGTCTGTCGACAACATTCCAGCCTGGTCGCGCGTAGAGGTCAGGTGGCGAGATGCCTACGACGCACCCAATGGGTGGACAGAGGTAAGCACCTACAAACCAGAAGATCAGATTGCCTGCACGGTTGGGTTCTTGTGGCCCAACTGTCAGGAGAAGTACATCACGCTGGCCGCAACAATCTTTCCAGCGGAGTTGCCAAAGCCAGAGTGCGTCGGTAACGTGACACACATCCCACTTGCGTGGGTTCTTGAAATTACATGGAGGAAGTAATGGACAAGAGATACACAATCGCCAAGCCAGAACACGGGAGCCAAGACTGGTTGCGTGTTCGTTGGAAGAACGAGCAGGGTCTGGCACGCATCTCTGCATCAGTAGCCGCGGCTGTGCACAACTGCCACAACTACATGACAAAAGCAGACCTGGCCACGGAATTGCTGTGTGCTACACCGCCAGAACCAAAGGAAGCGAACGCTGCAATGGAGCGTGGCAACAGGCTTGAGCCATTGCTCATCCAGTGGGCTGCAGAACTCAACGGCAAAACGCTCATCACTCCTGACCGCATGTATTGCTTTGACTCAGAGGATGACAAGGTCAGACTCATTGCAACGCTTGACGCAATCGATCCAATGACCAACGTGCCATGGGAGGTCAAGACCACATCAAAGATGTGGGATGGAACTCTCAATTCAATGTGGTACTGGCAAGGTGTGCAACAGGCAATCTGTGCAGACAGCGACAGGGTGGAATGGGTCATCTTTGACTCGCGCCTAGAACTGCACACCTACACCCAGTTCGTGTCATCGGACGAGAAGCAAGCGCATCTCAGCGCGTGCCGTGCCTTACTCAAGGACATCGACATGGACGAGGTACCAGAGGATGTGTTCCTTACCATGGAGCACGCCTCGCAACTCAACCCCGTTGCCCACAAGAACAAAGGTATCGATTTGATACCAGAGGCAGAGATCCTGTTTGAGCAACTCAACAAGATCAAGCCAATGATCCAGGCTCTTGAGACACAGGAGAGCGAGTTAAAAGCGCAGATTGCCATGTACATGGGTGACGCAGAAGAAGCATTGCTTAATGGCAAGAAGGTGGTCACATGGAAGAACGTCAACCGTGAGACTTTTGACACAAAACGTTTTGAGTCAGAACATCCCGCGCTAGCGTCAAAGTATCGGAAGGTGACATCGTACCGCACGATGCGCATCAACTACTAAGGAGGAAATCATGGCACAGTTCAACCTTGACAACTACGAAACAGTCGCAAGTCGGCTGGACCGCTGGCTGACCAGTTATGAGGGGGACAACTCAGTACCTCGCACCAGGGTGGAGACAGACCTCGTTCACTACAGCGACAACCGCTGTGTGTTCAAGGCATCCATCTACGTGGACAACGTGCTTGTTGCTACTGGCTGGGCAGAAGAGACACGTGGAGAAGGCATGGTCAACAAGACAAGCCACGTAGAAAATTGTGAGAGTTCGGCCGTCGGGCGTGCGCTTGCAAACGCAGGGCTTGCTGGCGCAGACCCAGCAAAGCGTCCGTCTCGTGAGGAGATGACCAAGGTTCAGCGCAGTGCACCAGCACAGAATGTGAACCAGGTTGTGGACATGCTCAAGGAATCATTCGGTGAGGGAAGCGAGATCATTGAGCGACCAGTTCCACAGATCAAGGACCCCAACGCTGCCGCATCCCCAAAGCAGATCGGCATGATTCGTATGTTGCTCAAGCAAAAGGGACTTGAGACAGACGATCAGAAGTTCTACGTTGAGGCAACCATTGGTCGTCGCGTCGAGAAACTTGACGAGATCACCAAGGGCGAAGCATCCAAGATCATTGGCGAACTTCAGAAGTAGCCGTGGATGTACGTAAAGGTGAATGTGAAGGCAACAGGGAGCGATGCAATGTTGAAGGCTGTCCACGATTTGGAGCGCTTGGGCGTCCAGGTCGTGACGGCAAACGTCGTATCAAGGGGTGTGGCGACCCTGTTGCTAGGGGCAAACGGAATAGGACCAAAGGAGATAGCAAGGCTCGACGTGCGCGCAAGAAACTTGGACTGTCTGCGACTGGCAATGCGGGAACTCGCCATGAAGAACATTGGGGTGGGCTCTTTCGCGTGGAGGTTAAAGCAGGTGCGCAGGTCGGCCCAATTGCTACGCGCTTTGCTAATGCTAAGGCACAGTCTGAAGCATCCAAATCGCTCGGGGATATTCGCCCATTTCTAATGATCGCTATGCCAGATGGTATGTCAGATGGCATAGTACTTATGACACTTGAGGAGTTTGCGGAACTGGTTTCCCTGCTCTAGGTTTCAGTTTTGTTACAATAGGGAGGAACAAATGAAACTACTCGCACGGCTATTTGCCGTAACTGTGGGAACATTGGTCACGGTTGGTGCGCAAGCGCTGGCCGCAACAGCGCCGACCCCAGCAGTATTGACGAAGAATGAGTTCCGAGACTCGCATCATCCAACGGCATTCAGGTTCTCTCATGGAAACATATCTTGGTTGCCAGTACTTGCAGAAGAAGCAGGCTGGCCACGCAAGACATGGGCTCGTCTTGGACAGATCATTCTGCGTGAGTCGGGTGGTTGCCCGAACCGTAGAGGTGGAGATGCTGTCGACAGTGAGTGCAACATCACCCACGTGACTGAGTGGAACCACAGATCGGACACTGGATTGCTACAGATCAACGGCGTCAACTACGACAAGTCACGGAACAAGTGGGCTGTCATTTGCAACCAGATGGGTATCTGCGAACAGGGACCGTTGCTCGATCCACTCACAAACCTAAAGGCTGGACTCATCCTGTGGAAGGTGGCAGGATGGGACCCGTGGACCGTGGGCTAAACAAGAAAACTGGGGAGGCACGCATGGAGATAATGGAGACCTGGACCCTACGGAACAGGCACTTTGACTGGATGGACCACGCCGAATGTGTGGGCCAAACGGAGTTGTTTTTTAAGGAGACCAGGGGCTACTCTGGCGCCCAGTACCAGGTGGCAAAGGACATCTGTGCTGGGTGCAACGTCAGGGTTCAATGCCTGCAATTCGCCATGGATAACGACATGCAATACGGGGTGTGGGGTGGCAAGACTCCTGCCGAAAGAAACAAGATACTGGCAAGGAGAAAGACATGATTCCAACCGACATACTGATTGACGCCATCCGTTACCTACAAAAGGTGTACGTTGGTAGGGGCGAGGAAGAACGCCTCGTCAAAGTCGTATCCACCCTCAACAAAGAAATAGGAAGGAGGACAAAGAATGACGGAACCAGACCAGGAACTACTGCTTGAGAACGTATTCGATCTGCAGTTGAACCTGACGCGCACCAGCGAAGAACTCAACGAGACCAAGATAAAGTTGGCTCATCGTGAGCAGGAAGTAAGGGAGTTGTTGGAAGTCTTGAAGATGAAGAACTCAATCATCGATAGGCTGTACATTGCAATGGGCCAAGGCGCTGAACTCTAGGAGGAGTAATGAAGCCAGAGAACATCGAGTTATTTGTCGACCGTTTGTGCGGTCTCTTTCCACG